AGTTAACGCACCACGTGACAATTCAAGAAATTCGGCACGCAACTTATGTAACGCTTTCTCGTCATTAACTATTTTATTACAGTTCTTCAACCGTATCGCCATATTAGAAGTATACACAAACATTAACTCCTTTTGCTTCTTCAAACTCTTGATAATGCCATCTGAAATTGGCCCTTGCAAATAAAAATTCTTCCCAACAAGACTATCCATCTTTCTGACATTATTCAAAATACCAGTAACTTGATCAAAAATTTGATCTTTAAATTCACCTTTCCAAGTCCCAATAACATTGTGTACATTCCACGAGACTTCTTTTAAATAAATATGAATCAAATTTCTAATATCTGGTCCTACAGACTCTACATAATCATAGTAGGGCTTACTAGCACACACTTCAGCATCAACACTCGACTCCATTTGTTCTTCTACAAAAAGAACATCAACGTCGTCATCACCACCATTACTAGTTGGTGGATTGACATGTACACGATGAAGACACCAACAATCCTTCTCAGGCAGTTGTGTATACGGGCAAAAGGAGAAAATACGACGCACTCTACGCCAAATTTTCCTCAACTTCCCTTCAAGTTTTACGTTAACATTCTCTTCATAAGGCTCAACACACACAACATTTGGTCTTCTTCGCATATCCTTCCACCAAAAAGGATCCTCCCGTGATGGAGGAACAGTCGTCACTTTAGCTTCAACATCATCCTCAACAACACTATCATCAGAATCCTGACGAATCACAGCAAATGCATGCCATTGCAACTTTGGAAAGACACACTCCGCCTCACACGGCTGGTAACTGACAGGACGCATTAGATCTTCAAACTCTGCAAACTTTTCTCGAAAATCTTGACGAGCCTTCAACATAAAATCAGGTCCGACATGCACATACCCATCAGCCTCTTTCTGGCGAGCTATTCTCTCTCGTACCAAGTTCCACTTAAAATCACTAGTGGTAACTCTAAATTCTTTCTTCTCCTTCTTAGGATGTCGCTTATTATAAGCAACATTTCTATCCTTGCGATACTGTCTCCATTCGGCATCTGAATGCCAAACATACGGCTTCTTTGACTGCACTGCAGCTTGTTTAGTGGAACTGACGCATGGGGTTTGTTCTATTGAAGACATTTCCATGCAAATTAACAACCAGTAACGTACTGGCCACGCACAATTCTCACAACAATTTATAATAACAATCAATAAGCTAAATGACGCACTCACTTTTAACCTCGGACTCTAATCAGACTTAGCATCACTAGTTCCACCTGGATAGAGGTTAACACCAGTTATAATAGACGAGTACGACCCGTCCAAAACAGTAGTAATCCGCTGAATCAACGCTTATAGTCTACCAACCAACGTTGGCCTGACAAGCTCATCAATACGGAACTTTCTGCTAACAAGTGAAAACATATCATGCCCGGCTTTCCTAGATTGGTTCATCCAAAATCTCCCCGGTTCCACGCGGAAGAGCGAAGAATCTGTATCTTATCATGAGTGCTTAAATGTTTGCTTGGTCATATAAATTAATCGATGACGGTGATCCTGTGCAGAACACCTCTCTCAAATAGAAGTTTTAAGTCATTACGGACTACAATACGAAACAAAACAAATACAACACAAAGTTTTCAAATACACCAAGAGGTATAAATACCAATTGATGGAGAAGAAATACACTAAGACTAATAAATTAGTCATAATGCAATAAGCCGTACCACGGCAAACGGTTAAAATAGGGTGCTAT